ATCCTTGAAGGAATTCGGTTTTATGTTTCTTTTGCTTGCAGTTTTGCTTTTGGTGAACTTAAACTCATGGAAGGTTCAGCAAAAATTATCTCCCTTATTGCTAGAGATGAGAATCAACACCTCGCCATCACCCAAAACATTTTGAATAAGTGGAAATCAGGTGATGATCCAGAAATGAAGCAGATCATGAAGGAAGAGGAAGAGTGGACTCTCAAAGCATTTGATAATGCAGTCAACGAAGAGAAACGCTGGGCAGACTATCTGTTCAGAGATGGATCTATGATCGGTTTGAATGATAAACTGCTGCAGCAGTATGTTGAATGGATTGCTAATCGTCGTCTGAAAGCGATTGGTCTGAAACCACAGTATGATATTGCAGCAAGCAACAACCCTCTGCCCTGGACGCAGCACTGGATCTCCTCTAAGGGTCTTCAGGTAGCACCACAGGAGACTGAGGTAGAGTCCTACGTTGTTGGTGGCATCAAGCAAGATGTGAAAAAGGACACATTTAGTGGTTTTAAGCTCTGATTGTTGCTTAAATAGGGGGGAGTGATTCTCCTCCCATCGTGCCTAGAAATATGTTGACTAAAGACGAGATTAAGGTTAGAGTCTTAAAGTTGAAAAACGAATTGATTCATGAACAAGAACCTGTGATGTATAAAGATCTTGCTCATAAATACCTCAATAAGGTATTAGACATTCTGGATGAGTATCGAAGTTGATTATGAAAACCCCTGGATATTTGAAGGAACCCCTTTTTTATCTGAGAATATTGACGATAACTTCGGTTTTGTCTATCTCATTACAAATCTCACGAACAATCGCCAGTACATCGGTAGGAAATACTTTTGGAAGTTCCGAACTCCAAAAGGTAAAAAACGAAAAGTAAAATCCGAATCTGATTGGAAAAACTATTATGGGTCTTGTCCAGAACTTAAAGAAGACATTGAACGAATGGGGCGACAGAATTTTAGTCGCACTATCCTCTCAGTACATAAAACATCTGGCAAAACAAACTTTGAAGAAACAAGACAACTCTTCGTCAACGGGGTACTCACCGAGACCCTTGACAGCGGAGTCCCAAGATACTACAATGGAAACATCCTCAACAGATATTTCCGAAAAGACTACTATGAAGGAGACGGTTGACATCGTTAATCACATTCGTGAATGGGCAGTTGATCAAGTAGAATCTAAGGATGACTTTGATGAAATTGCAGATCGATTTGCACTCATCGAAGAATACAAGGAGTGGTTCAATCTTGAAGACGACCTTGAAATTGTAAGTCTTGACCAAATCAAAGAAGACGAGTATAATGACTTTGTTGATTACATGAATGACGGCATGGAACGCGGTTGATTCTTATTTGACTCGCTAGCTCAGTTGGATAGAGCAACTGCCTTCTAAGCAGTCGGTCGAAGGTTCGAGTCCTTCGCGAGTCGCTGGGCATCAGGAGAGACCACCACCACCTCCTCTCCTGTGTAAGACCCGATTGCGAGTGTGGTGTAGCGGTAACATGCGAGCCTTCCAAGCTCTTGTCACGGGTTCGATCCCCGTCACTCGCTTTCCCTTCGGGGAACACATATTCCTCTATAGCTCAGCTGGTAGAGCAGGTGACTGTTAATCACCCTGTCCCTGGTTCGAGTCCAGGTGGAGGAGTGCGACGGGGGATGAGTCCGCCCGCGACGGTGCTAACCACACTGTGCTGGAGAGTTGGTTACTCTCTAATTACTCCACTACAAACTGTCAGTATACTGGGTGTGGTGCCCATACAGCATACGGATAAGTGTAGTGCCATGCTTGCTTAGCTCAGCGGTAGAGCATCTCGTTTACACCGAGGCGGTCGGCGGTTCGATCCCGTCAGCAAGCATTCCCTCTAAGAGGTCTATGAAAAATGATTACCGTAAGATGCAAAGAGTGTGGAAAGGAATTGACTTCCACTAGTAAGGTTCAATTCTGTGGTTGCCCCAACCAAGTAAGAGTTGTGGACAACAAAGTTGGTGCTGTTGACTTGGATAAAGTCGTAATGGTATCTAACAACGTAGAGAATAAGATTAACAGTCATTTCTCTAGATCAGAACTCCTCTATCAAGAGGAGAGACGTAGACGCAAGGTTCGTAGATTGGACTTTGAGGTCAAGTAAGGAAGAGTGGTCGAGTGGTTTATGGCACTGGTCTTGAAAACCAGCGAGGGTGCAAGTCCTCCGTGGGTTCAAATCCCACCTCTTCCGTTATAATTTCCTAATATTTAATGTTTTTGTAACAATCTGATACACTAGATACTGCGTAGACAATCTTTCTACCATCATGCATCCCGACGAGTTACAAAACTGGAAAATTATCAAGGAGAAATTTGAGGAAAACGGCACAACAGATAACTTCTTTTATACAAGAGCTTGTGCTATAGTAAATGGGTTACCAGACCCGATGGACAAAGCACCAAATGTCTCACAGGATGGATGAAATCAAACCTGAGCACTACATTACTAAAAAAGAGTGCCAGGAGATGATCGACAAAGCAATTGACAAACATAATAAAACTGCTACAATTATAAGTGCCATCCTTGGCGGTATCCTTCTTGCGTTTTACTCACATGGGGTTCTGTCTTTGGTGGGTAGACTTTAACGGGGTGTAGCTCAGTTTGGTAGAGCACTCGCTTTGGGAGCGAGTGGCCGAAGGTTCAAATCCTTTCACCCCGATTTGCATACATACTACAACTATGCACTTTTATTCTGTGGAATACTGGCAAGAGAATTGGGAAACTCTTATGGACAGAGTGGAGAATGGAGAGACAATAGGTATAGAAAACGAGAACGGAAATAGAGCAGTAATGGTTCCAGCGGATGATGAACTCATACGCTTATACAGGGAACACGAAGAAGGATCTTGAGGGGGGTTTAGCAATCTGGTGAATGCAGCAAACTCATAATTTGCCTAAGGTGAGTTCGATCCTCACAACCCCTATTGACGGATCTCCGTCAAACCCTTATAATACTAAGGTCAACAAGCAAGAAAATGACACTGACTAGTAAGTTCAAGAAAGACATTCAAACCCTCCGTGGTGCTGTAAACGGTGAGTTTTTCCTTGATGTGAAGAATCCGAAACTTCTCAAAAAGGTTCGTCGTTTTTATGAAAACAACGGAGTTGTATTTTCTGGCGATGCTCTTGACGACTATGATATTCTAATGGAGCAAATCGCAATTGATCTTGAAGCAGTAGAGGCATGAAAATTCTTCTAGAGCGTTTCCCTTATCGTTATGTTGAGTCTGGCACACTTGAAAATGGTATGCCAGACTTCCGTATTCAAAAAGCACATGAGTATACCAAGCGTTACTCTGACATGTACCTCCTTGACAACCAGATGCAACTTCTGACTGCCATGGAGGACTTTGAATATACTAAGTGGTTGGACCCTGAACGGGTTCCTTGTTACATTCGCGACTCGGTAAGTCGTTAAACTAGCCCTGGTCGGGATACCCCCAAGTCACGGATGGACTATAACAGAACTGGTGGAGTCATTAGACCCTCTAAAAACTAAATACTTTGAGAGTTTATTTTTAAATAAAATGGCAACTAAAGGAACTGCAGCAAAGTCTGCAAGCGGTGCATCGATGTCTAAGTATGATGTCGAAGTAGAAGCAAGACTTAATCAAATCGAAGCAAGACTCGCGGAGATGGAAGTTAAACTTCATCAAAGTTCTGACGACTCTGTAAAAGCACAGTTGGAAGATCTTATCAAAAGATTGCAGCGCAAAATGAGTTTCTGATGGTTTCTTGCTTTACCTAAGAGCAAGTGGTGCGGATGGGGTTTATACTCCCGCCCTGTTTCTTGCTTCAGGTTAAAGAGCAAGTGGCGTGCATGAAAGACCTCATGAGGGGTGGTTGTGTAAACCGCCCCTTTTTGCTATGATATATAAGGAGGAAAATTACTATTATTATGTCTCAGTATAAGAAGACAGCACTTGTTCTTGGTGCTGGTGGATTTATTGGAAGTCATATGGTCAAACGCCTACGCGCTGAGGGATATTGGGTGCGCGGTGTAGACCTTAAGGATACTGAGTTTTCATCGACTCAAGCACATGAATTTGTCACCGGTGATCTGCGTGATGTGAGGTTTGTTCGTGAGTGTATCCAGTTTAAAGGATACCCTGGCAACTTTAATGCAAACGTACCTTATCAGTATGTTGAACCTTTTGATGAAATCTATCAGTTTGCTGCTGATATGGGTGGAGCAGGATTTGTCTTTACTGGAGAGAATGATGCAGAGATTATGCATAACTCCTGTAGCATTAACCTGAACGTTCTTGAGGAAGTTCGTAAACTGAATGAGACCTTTGATGGTGTTGTAAAAGGGTGGACGGAAGCAAATCGTCCTAAGTTGGACCAACCCACCAAGATCTTCTACTCTGGATCTGCTTGCATGTATCCTGAGTACAATCAACTTGACCCTGATAACCCTGATTGCCGTGAAGAATCAGCATACCCAGCAGCACCAGACTCAGAGTATGGGTGGGAGAAACTCTTCAGCGAGCGGTTGTATCTCGCTTATAATAGGAATCATGGCATTCCTATTTGCATCGCTCGCTATCACAATATCTTCGGACCAGAAGGAACCTGGGAGGGAGGAAGAGAGAAAGCGCCAGCTGCAATCTGCCGCAAGGTCGCTTATCTCCCGGAGTCGGGTGGAGCAATCGAGGTGTGGGGAGATGGCCTACAGACTCGTTCCTTCCTGTTCATTGATGAATGCATCGAAGCAACTTGGAGACTGATGCAGTCTGACTTCCAAGGACCTGTGAATATTGGTTCTGAAGAGATGGTTACAATCAATCAACTCGTGGATACAGTTGCTAAAGTTTCTGGTAAGGATGTGAACAAGATTCATATCGATGGTCCTCTTGGAGTCCGTGGTCGTAACTCTAACAACGATCTGATTCGTGAGAATCTTGGATGGGATTATCAGATGACTCTTGAGGAGGGCATCGCTAAAACTTATGCATGGATTGAGGAGCAAACCAAACAGTGATTGGATTTAATTATCTTGGCAAACTGGGACAACTTGGAAATCAAATGTTCCAGGTTGCTGCCCTGAAAGGTATTGCTGCCAATCGTGGGTTTAACTTTTGCTTTCCAAACCATGATGAGGTGTTTGATGATGGTATCGGGAACAAACTGCACATCGAACTGTTCAAACCATTTAAGTTGTCTCGCACCAGTCAACTGAATCTTCAGGCAATTGATCCTGACAGACCTGTAGTTCAGGAGCAAGGATTTCAGTTCAACGAAACTCTGTTTAATGAGTGTCCTGACTGGGTGAGTCTGTATGGATTCTTCCAGACTGAAAAATACTTCAAGCATATTGAAGATGAGATCCGTGAGGACTTCTCATTCAAGGATGAGATTGATGGACCATGTAAAGAGATGATTGGGGCAGTTGAAGAACCGATTGGTCTTCATATTCGTAGAGGAGATTTTCTCACAAATAACGCTAATCACAACAACCTGACCCTTGAATACTATGCTGAAGCATTAGATAAATTTAAGTCAGATAGAAATGTGATTATTTTTTCTGATGATACTGAGTGGTGTAAGCAACAGGAACTGTTCTCTGGTGATAGATTCCTTGTTTCAGAAAGTGGCAACCCCTATGTTGATCTCTGTCTGATGAGCATGTGCTCGGACTTTATTATTGCTAACAGCACGTTCTCCTGGTGGGGTGCATGGTTGGCGAATAGAGGTACAGTCATCGCTCCTAAGAAATGGTTCGGACCTAATAACGCACACCTAGATACTAGTGACTTATATCCTGAGAGTTGGACTGTGATATGAAACTCGCCGTTGTTTTTATTGGTACAGGTGACTATATTAACTTTCTACCTTCATACTACGAGGCATGTGAAGAGTTTCTAGTCCCTAATACAGAGAAGACATACTTTGTCTTTACTGATGGTGACATCGGTGATCCTCCAGATAATGTGAAACTTTATGAGCAAGAGCATCTGCCTTGGCCATATATCACTCTGGAGCGTTTCAAGTATATCTTGAAAGCAGAGTCTGACTTAGCAGAGTTTGATTATGTTCTCTTTCTAGATGCAGACACCCGTGTGGTTGAGACTGTGACTGAGGAAGAGTTGTTTACCGATAAGAAATATATTGGTGTTCATCACCCCTGTCATTTCTTGGGTATGCCACCTCATGACAACCCTCCTGGTGCCTTTGAGACACGTCAAATCTCTGCTGCTGGCATCGGACCTGAAGATGATACGTCAGTATATTTCCAGGGGTGTCTGTGGGGAGGTAAGATGCCTCATGTTCTCGGTATGATTAGGGAGTTGGCACAGCGAACTCAGTTTGATTTAAATCGTGATGTCATCGCACAGTGGCATGACGAAAGTCAGATGAACAAATTCTTTTGTGAACGCAGAGAAGACGTTCATGTGATGGGTCCAGAGTATGCATATCCTGAATGCTTTGCTTCTTTTTGCAATTTTGAACCAAAAATAGTACACTTAGCAAAGGATAATTCCAAATACCAAAAATGATTAAACTTGTTATTCTTGATGTCGATGGTGTAATGACTGACGGCAAGAAGTATTATGATCGTGACGGTAATGTCGTGATGAAAAACTTCTGTGATAAAGACTGGACTGCAGTCAAACGCTTTCGTGCTATTGGAATTCCTGTTGTATTTCTAACAGGCGACCCCTTTAACGCTAAAATTTTAAGTAATAGAAACTTACCCTACGTTGTCAATCGTGGTGAAGGATTCCATAGAGACAAGGTAAACTTCCTTGATGAGATTCTCCTTGACTACAATTGTGGAGCAGAGGATGTTGTTTATCTGGGTGACGATCTGTTTGATTATGGTATAATGGAGGCAGTAGGACACCCTTACTCCATGGCAGACTCTCCTGCGATGCTTCAGAACATTTCTGTGCCTCTTGCCTGCAAGGGTGGAGAGAATGCTATCATGTATCTGTATGAAGATCTGGAGGAACTGGAGATCATTCCCCGTATTCCTTATGATGTTGTCATGGAAAAAATCTACGAACTTGATTTGAAGGAAAAATTCTGATGAAAGATATTTCTCTTTATGGTCACTTGACGATTGATACGATTGTCGATGGTGTTAAAGAAAGAAAGACTCTGGGTTCTATGGCAAACGTCTGGAAAGCGTTGCTAGAACTGGATGCAACCCTTGATATTGGTCTCTCACCTATTGATGTGGGTCAAGCGTTGATCTATATTGATAAACCTGCTGCTCAACGATACTCAAAGGTTCAGTTGAGTTTGGTAGAACACCAGGCAAAGATCTACTCATCGAAGATTCATCACCTGATTTATCTTAATGAGTTGACTCGGACTGATTTTATTCCTGCTCTGGACGGTATTATCACCGCAGATATCTGCCCTGGCAGGTCTGTCAACAAAGATCTACTTAAGCATGTAGACTATCTGTTTATCTCTGATGAGGATATTGATGGTGACTTGTCTGACTATACAGAGGCAACACGAGGGTGGGTGATTCTGCATAGTGCCTCTGGTAGTGTGGTATCAAACGGTGATAAGGAGTTTTTCTATAAGTTGCCAGAGGAATTTATGCTCAAAGATGTGAACGTTCTTGGTGCAGGTGATACATTTGCCTCTTGCTTCTTGCATAAATTACTACAGAATGAAGGAGATATCCACAACTGGATTGAATTTGCTCATTTAAAGACGACTGAAATCATTAGGAATTCAATATGAAACCAAATATCCTTGTCCCTATGGCAGGACTTGGGAGCCGCTTCATCAAAGAAGGGTTCAAGGTTCCCAAGCAGTTAATTAATATCAAAGATAAACATCTGATTGACATCTCTCTTGATTGTTTGGATTATGAGGGATGCAATCTTATTTTTGTGGTTCGTGATGAGACAGTCTATAATCATCACATGGATGAACTTCTGCGTAAGAAGTTTGGTGATGACATTAAAGTAGTCATTCTCGATAAACTAACAGATGGATCGGTTTGCAGTTGCCTTTACGCTGAAAAATATATTGATAACGACGCTCCTCTTGTTATTCATACTCTGGATATTGAGTTTAGACCCGTTTTTAATCCTCATGTTTTGACGGAGATGGATGCTGATGGTTTGTTGCTTACCTTCAAATCAAACTCTGCAAACTATAGTTATGCGAAGGTTGGTGACGATGGATTTGTCACGGAGACTGCAGAGAAGAAAGCAATTAGTAATAATGCCTGCGTAGGAATCTATGGATTCAAGAAGGGATCTGACTTCTGCAAGTATGCACGAGACATGATTAGGCGTGACCTACGCACTAAGAATGAGTTTTATATCTCTCCACTCGACAATCTTTTGATTGATGACAACAAACAGATCAAGACACGATCTGTAGATAAGATGCATGTCTTTGGAACTCCTGATGAATATCACTTCTACAAAGATAATGTCACTCGTCGTATTGGTGATAAACCTATTGCCATTTGTTCTGATCATTCTGGCTTTGAGGCAAAAGAAATCTTCAAAGAAGTCCTAGACAAGCATGGTTTGGAGTATATTGACTTTGGAACTGTGTTGAATCGTGATTGTGACTACCGTGATTACATCGCATCAGCAGTCAAATCTATTGGTGAACGCGATTGTGACTATGGATTTGGATTCTGTCGCACAGGTCAAGGTGTGAATATCTGTGCAAATAAGTACAAAGGTATTAGATCTGCTCTGATTTATGATAATTTTGCTATGGAAATGGCAATCCGACACAACTGTGCAAACTTCTTTGCTATCCCAGCAAAGGATGCAGACTATGATGTATTAGATAAGTATCTTGAGATCTGTTCTTCCAATACCTTTGATGGTGGTCGTCATCAGATCCGTATTCAGGAGTTGGAGAAGTGATTGAAGCAAATATTCAAGACTTTCATGGGGGATGGTTCGTAGGAGACTTTGATCCATCCCTTTTCAAGAACCCATTTTTTGAGGTAGCACACCATAAACATGAGAAAGGATGTGAAACATTCCCTCATTACCATAAAGTTACTAATGAATTGAATTATATTGTATCAGGAGAACTTATGGTTTCGGGTAAACACTTGAAAGCAGGAGACATGTGGATCTATGAACCTAACGAAGTCTCTGATGTTGAGTTCCTTGAGGACTCTGAATTGATTATTGTAAGGTGGCCATCTATTCCCTCTGATAAGTATCCGGCATGAAACTAGCACTTTGTTTTTCGGGGCAACCCAGGTTCACAGAGGAGTGTTCTGGTAGTATTCTTGCTAATGTTATCCAGAAACATGACGTTGATGTCTTCGCACACCTGTGGTTTGACGAAGATTTGCAGACAAAACCGTACAAATTTGGTGGAACTGGCGCATGGGAGGCACAGAGAATTCAAGAGAACGCTATTGAAACCTTCCAAAAGATCTATCAACCTGTCAGTTTGGCAGTAGAGAAGAGCAAATTCTTTGGTGATCCTGACCTTGATGCCGACTTTGAGGCATCAGAAGCAAAGTATTGGCCAGGTGGTATTGAAGAGCAACCAGACTTCCAGAAGAGACAAATCAACAACAGTCTCTCTTATTTCTACAGTCTCTGTGAGGCAAATAGATTAAGAAAACTGTATGAATATGATAATAAGATAAAATATGATTATGTAATTAGGTGTAGAACTGATAGCGTAGTGCAAGTTCCCATCCCATATGAGAAATTTGACCCTAATGCAATCCATTTTACGTCACTTCAAGCACCTCCACCGTTCCTGAATGACTGGTTTAACTTTGGTGGACCCGAAGCGATGGAGTCATTTATGGGTGTATTCCCTCTCCTTCGCAGTTTGATCCGCTCAACTAAGGAGAGACGTGAGGGAACATGGTGCATCGAACTAATTCATGTAGAGTTGCTAGATAGAATGGGCATCCCCATGCAGAGGCATCCAATCCCCGTCACACTTCCAAGATTCTGATATGAAAGTTGTAATTCCCATGTCTGGGATGAGTCGTAGATTCTCAGTAGCAGGTTATAAAGATCCAAAATACCTTTTAGAGATTGATGGCATGACTGTCATCGAGCATATTGTCAATCTGTATCCAAAAGACTCAGAGTTTGTATTCATTATTAATGATAAACATGAGAAAGAGACTGAAGTAGTTGAGGTTTTGAATCGTATTACAGACGATCCGACTATCATTACCATCAATCAACATAAGAAAGGACCAGTTCATACTGTATTAGAAGCAGAGAGATTCATCGATGATGATGAACCTGTCATCGTTAATTACTGTGACTTCTCTATGAAGTGGGACTATGATGACTTTGTTTCTCACGTTGAAGATACAGAGTGTGATGGGTCTGTGATCTCATATACCGGATTCCACCCTCACATGCTGGGTAGTGATAACTATGCTTTCTGTAGATTGAGAGAGGGATCATATCAGATCGAAGAGATTAGAGAGAAGCAACCATTTACTGACGACAAGATGTCAGAGTATGCCTCTACTGGTACATACTATTTTAAGAAAGGTAAGTATATCAAGCATTATTTTCAGCAATTGATTGATGAAGAAATCAGTTGTAAGGATGAATATTATGTCAGTCTTGTTTACAACTTGATGATTAAGGATGGACTTTATAACACCGTATATGAGGTCCCAAACATGCTTCAGTGGGGAACACCACTAGATGTGAAGATGTATCAGCAGTGGTCAAATTACTATGCTGACAATATGAATGGCATCAAACCTCTTAAAATTAAGGGATGCACTACTGTCATTCCTATGGCAGGTGCAGGTAGTAGGTTTTCTAAGGAAGGATACGGAGTTCCCAAACCATTTCTTGAAGTGAATGGCGGATATATGATTAATCAGGCACTCCGATGCCTTCCTGAAACTAGTAATAAGATCTTTGCATGTCTCAGATCTCACATGAGTATGCTGCCTCTAGAGGACTTTGAAAACGTTGTTTGGATTGATGAAGTCACAGAGGGACAAGCTTGTACTACAGAGTTGCTGGTTGACAAAGTAAACGAGGGTGACTCAATTTTACTCTCTGCATGTGATAATGGTGCTCTCTATGACTCAGACAAGTTTGCAGATCTTATTGAGAATGTTGAGAATGATATTGTAGTCTGGAGTTATAGAAATAATTACACCGCACACCACAATCCCAACATGTATTCATGGTTAGATGTGGATGATGATGGAAATGTCAACAAGGTAAATGTCAAGAAATTCCCATATGGATCAAACCCTGTAGATGAGTATGCTATAGTAGGGACTATGTTCTTTAGAAATAAAGAAGTTTATAAAAAATCTCTTGAACGACTGTATGAAATTGATGAGAGAGTAAACGGTGAGTTCTATGTAGATACTCTATTGAACACCGCAATAGAACTTGGATACAAGGTCAAGAATTTTGAGATTGATCACTATATTTGTTGGGGAACACCCAACGATTTAAAGACTTATAGATACTGGCAAAAGTTTTTTAACTCTGTAGATTGGCACCCTTATGACTACTATAAAGATTTCTTCACAGATTAGATATTGGGACCAAAGTCCAACTAGAAGAATCGCACCCACGGACAGAAATGGTAGGACAATTGAGGTAGCATATTTCCATCTCGCTCAATTCACAGGATATTCTAAACATTATCCTCTTCCACTTCTTTACTCTTATAAGAATAAAAAACTCTCTCTACCTTTGAGGGAAAAGTTCATGTCTTTGGACAGAGCAACAGTTTATGAAGCGGGAGACATGTTTTTTGAGGATGAACTTCCTGAGGTGCAAAAGACAGTAGACATTCCCGTGTTTTACTTCGTGTATAACATGGCAAACTATTACCATTTTATCTACGATACACTTCCATATTTGTATTCTTACTTTAACGAGAAGAAGATTCATCCCGACATGAAACTCCTAGTCAGCCCACCTGAGGGTCAGGATGATCTGTATCCTTTCGTATGGGACTCTTTGAACATGCTGGGGATTACGAGAGATGATGTGGTGTTTCTTGACCCAGAAGTGATGTATAACCGTGTATGTGTGTCATCTTCTCTGACACATAACGGTCTCTCTAACTGTCCACCTCATGACGGTGTGTTTGAGATTTTGAATTCTTTAAAGAGTGACTATATCGGTCCAGAAAAGATTTATATCTCACGTCGCACCTGGGTTCACAATAAAAAAGACAACATTGGAACGGACTACACAGAACGTCGTCGCTGTGTTAATGAAGATCAGATGGCTCAGATATTCAAATTGTATGGATTCAAAGAAATTTTCTGTGAGAACTTGACAATGGAGGAGAAGATTGGTATGTTTAGGACTGCAAAATATGTCGCAGGTCCTATAGGTGGTGGGATGTGCAATCTTATTTTCTCTCCTCCAGAGACCAAAGTTATGTCAATCAATAGTCCTACATTCATGGATGTGAACTTGAGATTTGCATACTCTATGGTCCATACCGATCTCTTTAACTTTGAACATACAGAGTTTGTGGATAGGCAGGAGGAGAGTGTTGAGAGTGAGGGATCTCTATCTATTACTGGAGGTCTTAATTCACCTTGGCAAGTTGATCTAAATAAACTATCCAAAATTCTTGATAAATGGATTCAATCATAGAGTTAGCAAGGACGTTAGGTCCATATGCTATATGCGGGGAGGGTAACGTCTCCGTAAAAGATGATGACTGTTTTTGGGTGAAAGCAAGTGGCACATCACTTGACACACTTGAGAAGAAGGATCTTGTCGCGTGCAAGATGAGTGGTGTGCCTTTTGACTCTCTGGGTCTCAAACCAAGTATTGAAACCTCTTTTCATGCATGGTTGCAGCGTGAGTTTGATGCTATCAAGTTTGTGGCACACACTCATCCTCCTAAGACGATGCAGGTTGTGTGCTCAGAGCAGATTCACTCGTTTGCTGAGCATAGATTGTTCCCTGATCAGGTGGTG